GATAAGTCTGAGTTTGAATCACCAGCACCATTGTCTGGTGATGAAGATGACTTAGAACGTATCTGGAAGCAAGAGTTTAGCTTGTCTGAATTCTTGAGCGAAAAGAATTTCAAGTCTTATGATGAGTTGAAAGCACGTTTGAATAAAGTGCTTGGGCTTGAAGATGGTTCTGCTGGAGACAATTATTACTCCACTAAACCTAACGTACCAGTTACAGCTAAGCCTGAGGCAGTAACTAAGCCAAAGACTACAGTTGCTACTGCTTCACTTGATGAAGATGAAGACTTAAGTTATTTTGAGAAGTTGGCTGAAGATTAATATTTCGTAATCTCCTTTGTGACTTTGGGGAAGCAGTAAAATGCTTCCCCTTTTTTTATGCGGCTAATTGATAACTTGTGTTTATAAAAGGTTGTCTCCACGGATCATTCGTTAGACTCATCTGATTAATATTAGTGATATTCATAGAATTATCATTCTCTGTTTTTCCGCCAACAGCAACAACAGAATTGATTGGAGCACTATTATTCGTAGTTTTAGTTTCTGCTGAAGAAGAAGTTAAACTAGCCGCCGATGTATTTTTGGCTGCCGGTGTTATTGTTGCCGTTGTGGTTGTAGCGCCAGTAATTCTAGCTTTTGCGGCGCCTATTGTGCGACCAGTGTCAGTTTTTACGCCCGCATCATAGCCAACACCTTTAGTTAAATCGTACTGTCCACCAGTTTTTAATTCGTTAAGCACACCAGTAGTAAGTGTTGTAATATTTTTAGATTTTAATTCTGCGGTTGCTTTATCCAGTTTATCTACGGTGATTGCGTCTTTACCTTCTTTAAGACAATCACGCATAAATTCAATCATGCCTACGATGGCGGTACCCATCTTGAAACTTCCTATTGGACCGAAGTTTTTGCTCCATTTTGGCAATGCTGACGTATTTGTCGCTTCACCTTCTTGATACAACCACAAACTAATGCCGCTTTGTGAATCTACGTAAATACCAATGTTAACAAATGGCAAAGGAGTATTAGCCTTTTGTTGCATCAATTTTGCTGAGTTAAGCAATGCAATTAATATAGTATCAGCAAATTTGGACCATGCTTCAGGTGGGCTATCTTTTGACCACGTAGTTGTAGCAGACACTTCATTGCCAGTTGATGAAGTAACTCTAAGAACTGCTGGTTTTGGTTTTCTACCGACAAAACTTCCGAGAATAGAACCAATGGCTGCGCCGAGTTGAGGTGGAAGTCCAAACATCGGCGCAACCACACTACCAACATAAGTAAATGCCGCTGTAGTGGCCGCACCCTTAACATCACCCTTAAGCAGTTTAACTATTGATGCCGCATATGGCAGATATTCTCCAACCATTTCACCTGCGGCAAATGCGTTGCCACCTTGCACGCCTGCAACACCGCCAGCATTATTTGCAAGATTCATGCCATTCTGTACGCCACCCATAAAACTACCGGCTGTTGTGTAACCTGAATTTGTTAAAATATTTCCTGCGGTACCGGCAAAGCCTGTTGCACTTCCAGGCATAAGACTACTACCTAACGATGACATATTACCAGCAGTAAACACAGAAGGGGCGGCCGCCGCTCCTCCTGCTATAGCTTTTGTACCAAATAACATTGGGCTAATGAATGAATTAGCCGCAGATGTAACACCAAAATTAGCAAATGCTTTTAGGTATGGATTCTTAATACCCTGAGTTAATTTATTTGCAACAAGTGATGTGCCCAAATCAAATGCAAAATTTCCCATGTTGGACATGAAGTTACCACCAGCACTAGAACCACCACCAACAGCATCTGGTTTTGATCTTAGAATCTCATTTGTAATTTGTGTTTCACGTTGTTGTGCTTGATCTCTAGCCCCTTGGGCGGCTTCAAATTCTTTTGTTCCTGCTTCTGTTTTTAACCATCGCTCATTCGCATCTTTAGCGGCTTTCTTTGCATCATCTAATGCTTGCCAAGTGCCGTCTGCTATATGAGGTAATTCTTTTTGAGCCGCTTTGTCACCCTCAATCGCCAACTTCATCATTTCGGGATTTACAAAATTTTGTTGATTGCCTTTAGCATTGAATCCCGAATAATATGCACCTTGCTGAGTTGCAGGTTGCATCATTGGAGTCTGGCCAGCACCATATGTTCCTTGTCCATTAGGACCACGATATGTTGGCTGATTACCACCCATCATTCCGGCGAGAGGTGCAGTCAATTGTGCGGCACCATAACCGCCTAAGAAGTTTGCGCCTTGTTGACTAGAATTAAATCCATACTTAGCGAATATAGTTTCAGGTCCAGAAGCAACACCAGTAAGTCCATATAGCAATTGTTCTGTAGCGGCTTGCTTGTTACCTCTTGCAAAGTTACCTAGAATTTGTCCAGTTAATGCATCCGAATTTTTATCATTACCAAGAATACTACTAAACAGTTGACGACCAACTTTTGTTGCGCCAACTTCAAGATATGCAGTACCAAGTTGTGAAACCATTGGCGCATATGCTTTACCAATTTGCTTACCGAATACACTTGTAAGGACTTTTTCGGTTCCTTTGTTCAACCCAAGCATCTTTGCTACTTGTTGCCCACGGAACGTTTCACCCATCGTTTGTTGTTTAGTTACAAGATTACGTGAACCTTGTTTACCATAAGCACCGACAACAAGTGTATCATAAATCGCTTTACTCAATAATCGTTGAGTTGTATTTTGAAATTGATTTAAGAAGGTTTGATTTGCACGTTCAAGTAACGTAGTTTGTTTGCGTGTTTCTCTAGCAGTTGTGGATTTAGCAACAACACCAGTTTGTCTTGCGACAACTTTAGTTGATTTTAGTTGTTGTCCTAAAATTGCATTTGCTTTTTTATCTTCAACTTGAATTGGTCCTACAAAATCTTTAGTTTTACTTCCGGATCTAGATTGTGCTAATGGACCACCTAATAATTGTAAACCTCTTTCAGATTTTGTTTTTGATAGTTCAGATTTAAGTACCATCAATCCATTACCATCATCAACATACATGCTATCGTCTGTTGCTACATTTGATACTGGAGTGGCTCTTGATGTTGGGGTAATAGGTGCACCGGTTTTAGTAAGAACACCACTAGAACTTCTATTGGATTCACGACTTTCTGAAGTTGCGGGACCAGCAGTATCAAATAAATCGCCTTCTTCTTTTCTTCTTTTCTTGAGACCGGCTTCAAGTTGTTTTCTTCTTTCTGGATCTTTTTCGCCTGACGCTGTAGCAATACCATCACGAATTGATTTGGCCGCATTTGCGTAATTTCCAGCTTTAATTGCTTCAGCAAAACCTTTAGGTACTGAACCCGTGTTATAAACATAACTTAAAATTGCAGTTTTTTGATTTTGTGATAATTTATTGTATGCTTCTTGTCCGATAGCACGAACAACAACAGATTCAAATTTTCCTAAATCTTTAGAGAATAATTTATTTGCTTGTTCTTTTGTTACTGTAGTGTCTTTGCCGCCTTCACCAGAAATTTTTATAAATTCTCCATTACCTAAATCAATTTGACCTGATTTGATTTCTGCATCAGTAATATTGTGCCCATAACCAATAGCCATTCTATTAGTATCTTTAGTTGCTTTGCCAACAAAACCTTCTTTACCTGTAATAAATTTTGTAGCATCTTCACCGACAGCACCAACAGTTGATCTTCTTCTAGGATCACCCACGCCATATATGCCTCGTACAACTTTTTGTGCCGATTCATTTACGTTTGCCGCTTGACTATCTCTTGCCGCATTGTACGAACCTTTTACGGGTGTGCCAGGTCTAGCATACATTCCAAAGGCAGCCCCACCAGCACCCTCAACTATTGGTGTTGTACTGCTACTTGCACCACCAGGTTTAGGTGGTTTTAATCCCTGTCCACCTTGATTGCCAAAAATTTTGTATGCTTCATAACCAACTTCAGCCGCAAGAAGTGCCCAACCAATTGGTCCCATTAGGCCACGCAATAATGTTCTTCCCGCAATACCGGCGCCTCTTAACAATCCACCGGCGCCACCAATGCCACCACCCGTTGGAGGAACAGGAATGCCCCCTCGTCCACCTTGAGGAAATTGAATTACTTTTCCGCCACCACCAACTGGTGGTCCTCCAGTTGGTGGTTTACCTCCACCGCCAGCACCACCAGTTGTAGGAACACCTCCACCACCTTTACCGAATATAGTTTTACCTTTGTCAAGAATTGCTTTGCCGCCTAACCCAATGCCAAGAGCCTCTAACAAACTTGCATTTTGTAGCACATCAAATAGTGTGCCTAAAAGGCCTTTTCCCCCACCAGCACCACCAGCAGAACCTAAAGCACCAGCAACACCACCCCCGCCTTTGAGGGATTTAATTGCATCTAATAATTCTTTGTCTCTTTGTGATTTTTCTCTGTCATTTTCTTCAGCAAACATTGCGGCTTGTTTTGCATTATTAGCTTGAAGTGCAGAGATGCGTGTTTGTTGTAGAACATTATTATTGATTGATCTGAGTTGTCTAACCATCTCAATGCTAATAATATTATTTGTTCTTTGTTCCTTTACTGATGCATCTATGGCTGATGCATTACCCAATTTATCTGCACGACCTTTAACTTCTCTGCTAAGTCCCATCAAAGCTGTAAGTCCAGGCATTTCATTCATTGCGGCACCTTTGATGCCCATAGCAAACCCTTTCACAGAACCTTTAACAGATTCTTGTGCAAGTTGCCCTAATGCCTTGCCATAATTGTTAAGTGCCATTATTATCCTCTGTCAAATACAGAGTCTGGATTTGGGTCGGCAAATTTTGCCGCTTTTCCAGTTGCTGGTCTTGATGTTGCATCAAAGCTAGACGTTGATGCTCCAAAGCCTGAACTGCTACCAAAGCTATTTGATGTTGGTGAACCAAAACTACTGGACGCTCCAAATCCGCCTGCTGACGGCGAGCCATATGTTGTTGTGACGCTTTGTCCCACGGGTTGCATTCCGCCATTGTTTGCTCCTGCTAGTTTTTCTTGTGTGCGACCAAAAGCCGCAACACCAATAATAGCACCCATAGAGAGGTGAAATAGACCTGCGCCCTGCAAGGTGATTGGTTGCCATGCAGTCACAGGTTGTTTCAAAGCGGCCTGTAGTATAGACCATAATACAGGAAAAATAATGAAGTCTGTCACACAGGTTAGCATATAAATCCAACCCATCATCGGACGCCATTTGGCATTCATCCAATCTTCTTTTTTCTTTTCACTATCACTTAATTTATTATATTCTTTTTGTGTAGTCATTTATGATACCCTTATCTACGTTGTGCTTGCATTCTGTCATTCTCTTCAGCCACATGTTGAGAAATTAGCATTATGTAAATTTCCCTCTCAAAGGGTATCATATTCTCCAAATCTTCCAAAGTGTATTTATGGTGTTGCATTAGAGTAAAGTTAGTCTTATAATAATTTATAAGGCTTTCTTGACTCAATGTTATCCGAAAAAATTTGCAAGACCCTCTAACACAACTTTATCTTCTTGACCACATCCAGCACATTTCCACGTAACTTCGTGTTTTAATTTTGGCATAGTGTCAAAAAACGATGAAAGTTTTTCGTATTGTTTTTGTGATAAATTTTCAATGAAATCAATTAATTCCTGTTTACTATGATCTTCACGTTTATAAACATTATCAGCATCAAAGATGAAATCAATACTATTGATAATTGCATCTGTTGCTAAATCCAATTGATTCATTTCTTCTGGATTCTCAATAGATAGTGCAAACTCTGATGTTGGATATTTAAATTTGATACCAATTTTAGTTTCGTCATCTAATACAATCTTGTCTTCGTGTGCAATTGACTTATGAACTTCAACGTCTAAAAGATTTAATGTTGCTTTAGTTACGTGTTCACAAATTTCATCTTTAGAATTCATACCATTTGGATGGCGCAAATTCAAATCAATAGTTTCGCCAATTGATTTTGCTCTCAAACGAACAAAGAAATATTCCAAATCAAAGACTGGAAGTTTGTCAACGTCAACTGGATCTACTGCACAGTTATTGATGATCTGCTTGATAGCCGTCATCATAGATTTTTGATCTCCAGACTCCATTGCAATCAAAAGAATTTTCTGTTCTTTGACTAAGAATGGTCTGTATTTAACCGTTTTTTCTGTTGATGGTAAAATCAATTCAAAAATAGGCGCATTTATTTTAGGTAAACTCATAATTTTTTCTCCGAATAATTAAAAAAAGACATATAAATCATGTTTATATTTTATATGTGTGATAGCGATATGCAAGTGTTACACCAAATCGCTGATAGGTGTTGGTTTCTTCCCATGATGCATTCATAGGTGTTAATCCTGTTGGATATATATCGTTTAAAGTGTAAGAAATTAAAGTATTTCCTGATTCGCTCAATTGGTCTACAGTAAGTGATACGCCTAATGCATAGTCTTGATAATACGATACAAGTCCAGCATTGCCACGTCCTCCACGACCAATAATTTTATCCATCCAAGTCTCAAAAAATTCACGCTCATTCATATCAGTTGAACAAATAATTGATAATGTTATGTCGTTATAAGTTACATCGTATGGAAGTTTTAATGATGGACCACCACCAACTGCATCTTCTGTTGTTGCGAGTGTGCGACCAGGCAACTCAGCCTTTTCACACCTAAATTTAAAAGTATTTGTAATATCAGGAAATACACCAGAATCTGTTCCACCTACAATTTTACTGTATCCATCTAATGTTGCATTAAAAAGATTAGGACGAACTAAATTTCCTACAGCATTCTTAAAATCTGAAATTTTGAATGATGATGCCATCTTATGTTCTTCCTATTTGTTTGCGTGACTCTTCCCAAACACGCCCTGTGTCTGCTTTTCTGAAAGACTCTGTTGGTAGAAAAATAGCAATGTCCCATTCGTTTACTTGTACTTCTAAGAATTGAGAACGAACATGACTTCTTAGATATTTCTTCAACATCGGTTTAAAGTATCTGTACTTAGACGCAGATTGTAGAATAGAGTATGAAATTCTAACTTTTGTGGTGTCATCATATTTTTTGTTTGTTAATGTTGAGTACAATGCATTCATTAATTTAGCACGTAGAACTGGTGGCAAGTAATGGAAGTTGATTCCTAAGAATCCATCAGAGTCCATCCTCACAGGAAAAATTAACGGAAATGTATCATAGTACGGCAAATCATTTTTTGTTTTTGGATCATACTTGAATGCGTACATGTATCCAAATTCCATTGACGAAACTTTTCTTGCCTCATCGGTTCTTTTCTCAAAGACTCCGGGACTTATGTTTGACATTAATTTGCCAGCCGCAGACCTATACCAATCCCTTGCCGCAACTGTTCTTGCAGGAATGATGCCTTGTCTAGCGCCTTGAATGAGTATGTTATCAAATATCATACTTCTATTTATCTCAAATCTTTATCGGTTATGATTTTAAATTCCCAATTTC